CTCAACCCACAGGGGCGGCTCTTCGGAGTCGCCCTTTTTTTGTGCCTGCAATTCCTGCATCGCCGAGAGGCGAATGAAACCAGTTCCCGATTAGCTAACTGCCCCCCCCCATCACTTCGCGCTTACTCCCTCCAATACCAGTTCCCGATCGGCTAACTGTCCCCTGTCCAACACCGCTAACCGCGCCAATACCAGTTCCCGACCGGCTAACTGCCTCAAAGCTGCGGACACGTGTCCGCAAGACCACGTAGTGCGTTGTCCCTAATGTTACTAATGTTACTTTTGGCTTTTTCTGAAAAGTAACAAAAGGTTTTGGTTTTCTCATTTTTTTATTTTCAGTTTTGTTTTGTTTTGTTTATTACTACCTACTATATATATATATATATTTTATTTTTTTTTTATTATTAACTAATGTTACTTTGTTACTAACGTTACTTCGAGAATCGCCCGACATTTTCAGCTTCGCTGTGGGGGGATATTCTTCCCCCCGTTCCCCCCTCTTTTTCCTATGTTTTGGGAGACGTGTTTTTCGAGGTAACGTTAGTAACAAAGTAACAATATACCTCTAGCCCGCACCACCATTGACTTCTCTCTGTTACTTCCCAAAAAACCCCAAAGTAACGTTAGTAACATTACACCCACTTAGAATAAACATGTTTTTACAGCTTGACATAAGAATACAAAACAGCGACAATATACACAGTTCGAAGCAATACCAAGTCGAACACAGCAGCACGCAGTAATACGCTGCTAAACAAAAACCTGCGGACACGTGTCCGCAACAACAGGAGCAACACAATGAGAAAAATCGAAAAGCAAATGAACGCAGCAATCAAAGCCAATAAGTATTGGAAAAGCGGTAACACCGAGGTCGTACCTGCCGGTGACCAAGTAGACGTGTATTTGCATGGTAATCACATCGCTACTGTACCTTGGCACGATCCCATATACGTCAACATCCAGACCTTTAGTAACTGGCCTACTACAACAACCCGAAGCCGACTGCGTGCACTGGGTGTAAATGCGTCTATCAAAAACGGAGCCGCGCATATCGACGGCATGGAGGTTACAGTATGAGAAAGATTGTTATCAACGCGTGTTTTGGCGGCTTCGGGCTTTCCGAAAAAGCAGTATCTGTACTAGGCGAAAACTACTTCGGAGAATGGGAAATCCAACGTGACGACCCCGAGTTAGTCCGCGTGGTGGAGGCTTTGGGTGCGGAGGCTAACGGCAAGTACGCGGAGCTAAAAGTAATTCAGATACCCGACGATGTGGATTGGGAAATTAACGAGTATGACGGCGTTGAACACGTTGCTGAAAAACACAGAACTTGGAGGTAACAGCATGAAGATCAAAGACGAGTTAGAACGACAGCGCGAGATCGAAGAGATCAAAGAAACAATATTGCAGCGAGCAGCTGCGGAGAAGGGGAACTACAACGCTATGCTCGCCCAAACCATGCCTTTCGGCGATGGGCGTAGACTCAAACCCCTACCAAACCACGCGGTAGGTGAGGTATACAAACCCGCTGCGCTAAACACCCACGACCCTGACAACAAGTACGTGTGGGCAGACGAGAACCTGCCTTGGTGGGCTTGGCCGCTACGCTTACTCGGAGGCTTGGCGTTTATCGCAGGCATTTATTCATTAGTATTTTTGGGGATGTTGTTATGAGGGGAGTTATTTGTGTAGAGCGCAGCGTGCGCGGCGTGATCGAGTGGCTACCTTTAGCCGACCAACATCATTACAGGGAGTGGCAAGGCTGCTTCTCATTACTGGGAGAACGACAATGAGACTAAAAGAGTTAGAAGCAGAACTGGAAGAAACACGGAAGAAGATTTCCGAACAACTATCTATGGTAGGTAGGAGCATACAGTCGATAGACCCAACACTGTACGACAAGGAGCGGGAGCTAGAGCAAGCAGTTATTGACGCACACTTGGATGCACCACTGGTGGAAGACGCACATGTGCCTGCCGCTACGATAACATTACAAGACTTACTAGAAGCACAGGAGCAAGACGATGAAAGATAAAGAAGATGCGCAAACCATTGACTGGGTGGGTGACACTCAGAAACAAGTACCTGTAGCACCCGCTACAACATCACCAGAGCTAGCGATAGCTCTAAACCATATCACCAACGTAACCCTGCAAGATTTGCTTGCAGACTATGAAGACTAAGGAGCAAGATCAATGGAAAATCTAAACCAAGCACAATCTGTAACTGAGTTACCAGAACTAACTATCCCAAGTATCTCATCGAGCGCACTGCGCGTGGGACTATCTATCAGCGTACCGACAATGCGCAAGATGGATAAGCGGGCAACGCGCCAAGTAATCGCAACCAACCATGCGCAAACCGGTTCGGCTAACGTGAGCAAGAAACTTATCAGGAGTACTGCCCACGAGGATATGACCAAGCTAGTGGCATCGATGCGCGCATTCCATAGAGATCAGACCGTACCTTGGGGTGATCTGGGTGACAGGCTTGTATCTAACCAAGCCCTGATCGACTACAAGAACAACATGGCGCAGTTAGAGGACGAGTTCTGGGGCTTAGCGCAACAAATCCTAGACAGCTACCCACAGGCAGTGGCACAGGCACAGTTACAACTGGGCGATATGTTCAACGAGGACGAGTACCCAAGTGTCGAGGCACTGCGGCGCAAGTTCAAGTTCTCGCTAGTGTTCGAGGCAGTGCCAGACGTGGGAGATTTCAGAGTAGACATCGGCAACCAAGCAGCGAGCGAGATGCGTGAGCAGTACAAACAAGTTCTAGCAGACCGTATCAACGCAGTAAAACAAGACCTAGCCGAGCGATTACTCGAACCATTACAGCGTATGAGCAAGGGACTGGACTACGCCGAGGGTGAGAAGCCCACAGGGTTCAGAGACACGTTAGTGTCGAACGTCCTATCTATTGTCGAGCTAATGCGCACCTGCAACTTGAACGGCGATGCGCATATCACTGGCATACAGCAACAGCTTAAGCAGACTCTCACTGGTGTAACACCTGATGGACTGCGTAACGATCCCAACCTACGCGCAAATACCAAGCGTAACGTTGACTCGATCATCAAGAACCTCCCCTCGCTAGGCTTCTAGCGGGTGGGAACACTGTTGACATAACACAACAGAACCTTATAATAGACACCGTAACAGCAACAAACAGCACGACCTAAACCAACCACTGCGGACACGTGTCCGCAACAAAGGAGCAACACAATGAATAACGCAAACACAGCACAAGCAATGTACGCGCTGAGCATCAACCAAACAGCCGACCTGATCGGCACCATCGGGCGGGACATAACGGTAGTGGTGCAAGGTAACATGGGGACAGGCAAGTCCTCGATCATCAACATCCTCGCTGACCGTTTTCCAAACCACAAACCTGTTTACCTAGACTGCACAACGCTAGTCGATTCGGCTGACATGTTTATGGTCAAGTATTCAGATGACGGTAAGACATTCAAGACCGTACCACTCGAAGACCTTGGGCTACACCTGCCCGACCAACCAGTGATATTGATGTTGGATGAAATAGGTAAGTGTAATCGCTCAGTGATACTCGCCTGTAACCGCATCATGCTCGAACGTAAGCACAGCAGGTATGAGCTGCACCTTGACAGCATTGTGTTCGCTACAACTAACTTAGGTGCGGAGGGTCTAGGTGACCTGCTACCTGCACATACCCGCAACCGCATCACCGTAGTGACCATGCGTAACCCTGACAACATGGAGTTCATCGAGGACTTTGGCATCAACAACGACCTTGACCCTGCACTACTTGGTTTCTGTAAGGAGAAGCCCGAGCTGTTCCACAGCTTCGAGCAGTACGAGAACCCCGATGAGAACCCTTACATACCTCACCCACGCAGCAACCGTGCTGCCTTTACTACCCCGCGCTCACTGCACAGGGCTAGTGACATACTCAAAATGCGCCACTTGTTGGACGACACACAGCTTACCGCTGCGCTCATTGGTACGATTGGTGACCGTGCTGCGCTAGACCTAGCTGCCTTTATTGCACTGGCTGACAAGCTACCAACCCGCGAACAGATAGAGACCGACCCGATGAATGCGCCTGTACCTGACAGCCCTGCCGCTGTGTGTATGGTGGTGTATCGAGCACTGGCAACTATCGAGCGCAAGTGGGTAGGTGAGTGGCTGACTTACATGAACAGGTTATCCAAGGAAGCACAGGGCTTGTTCGTCAATGGTGTGCGTGCCCCACAGTACAGCCGACGCGACTACGTAGTGCAGAACAAGAAGTTCCAAGACTGGTGCATGGCTAACAACTACATGTTCAGTGCTGACAAGTAAGGAAACAAATCATGCTAGCAATCAACACACAACTATCCGCCGAACAGCGGCTATCTAAAAACATCACAGCGATCATGGGCAACCCGAAGTACGTGGCTCTCGCAGGTGTACTGATGATCGGTGACAAGGGTATCAAGGACGACTGCCCAACTGCTTACACTAACGGACGTGATGACTACTATGGACGAGCGTTTGTCGATGGACTGACAGACTCAGAGTTCCGGTTTCTTATCTTGCACGAGACATACCACAAGTTATTCAAGCATCTCACTACATGGGAACACCTATATAAAGACGACCCTAAGCTAGCCAACATGGCATGTGACTACGTGATTAACCTGATGATCTCAGACGAGAACCGTGACTTGTTTGCAGTAATGCCCAAGGACGCAGAGGGTAACAACATAGGCTTGCTCGATGAGAAGTTCCGCAACATGGACACAGCGCAGGTCTACAAGATACTCAAACAAGATCAGGAAGATAACTCAGACGATGGCGACCAAGGTGAGGGTGAGGGTGAGGGTGAGGGTGCAGGTGGTGGGCTAGACGAGCACGACTGGGAAGGTGCGCAAGAGATGGACGCAGACGAACAGCGTGAGCTAGCACAAGAGATCGACCAAGCTATACGCCAAGGTGCGCTGACCGCAGGTAAGGTAGGTAGTGGAGGTAACCGAGCTATCGATCAACTGCTACAGCCCGAGGTTAATTGGCGCGAGGTGTTACGTGAGTTCATTACAGAAACGTGTCGAGGTAACGACGACAGCACATGGAGGCAGCCTAGCCGACGACACATGGCTATGGGTATCTTGCGACCCAGTGGTATTACCGAACGAGTGGGCGAGTTAGTCATTGCCATAGACACATCGGGAAGTATTGGACAGCAAGAACTAACCAAGTGCCTGAGTGAGATCAAGGGTGTTTGCGATACAGTAAAGCCCGAGTCCATTCGCGTACTGTACTGGGATACCAAGGTGTGCAGCGAGGAAGTATACGGTGTCCACGGTACGCCACTCGAACAGCTTACACAAACAACTAAGCCCGCAGGTGGTGGAGGTACGAGGGTGCAGTGTGTACCTGACTACATACGGGACAACAACATCAACGCACAGGCAGTAATCGTGCTGACTGATGGCTATCTAGGTGGTGACTGGGGTGCATGGACTATGCCCCTGCTATGGGGCATCCTAGATAACAAGAGTGCCAAGCCCACAACAGGCAAGACCTTACACATAAACCTATAACTGACAGGAGCAACACCATGAGAAACCACATAGAAACCATATTCGGATTTGACGCATCACTTAACCGCGAGAACAGCTATTATTCCCCACAAATGGCAGATGAGTTAGCCGCGTTACAGAAACGTGTTAAGAAGTCTCACCCATTCGCTAAGTTCAGACACACAGCAGACGACGCGTTAGCTATACAACTTAGCCCCCAGAGTATGTGCTTCGATGCCAAGGTATTGTGGGACAAGGATGCCTACATAGTTATGACTGTAAGCACCCGCCGCGAACGCGAAATAACATACGCCGACTTGGATAGGTACGGCATAGCCTACAGTGATAGAAGTTTCACTAGCCTAACTAAGACCCTAGCCCGCGCGACTAAGCTAGTCAAAGATACACGAAGCGTGACAGGTGAGCGTGTGTTAGAGGAAGTTATGCAGGGAACCATAGACCCCTTTGGTCGAGGTCTTAAGCTAGCACAGGAGAAGTTAGACACCTTACAACGTGACGTGTTCAGCTCAATGAGGCACGCCAAAAGCAATGAGGCGCTGCTCGAATACTCCTTAGCTACTATGGAACAACGCCCAGTACGTGCTGACATACGACACCAAATTGAGGACTGCACTAACAAGTACCTAGAGAGTAAGCGGGACTTGGGTGACTCTGTTGCTGCGTGCGATGGGCTACAGACTCTCTCTATATACAAGCTAAAGAACATAGACAAGGTGTTCTACCACTACAGAGACACGACCGCAGGTGAGATGCAGCGCGTCAAGCACGTAGACGACGTAAACAAGTTACCCCAAGAAGTTCTGGCTAAGCTGTCTGTGCTGCAAGCTACAGGTGTAGATGCGATGGAGACCGTAGGGTATTCGTATGACACTAAGGTGCTGACTAGTATTGGCTGCGTGAGGAGAGGCGCACACGACTATGACTTTGTTGAAGAAGCTATGTGTGTCTACGTCTCGCCCGAAACAATGACGGAGGTAGAAGCCCTTGCCGAATACTAACGCACCACTGTCACCAGACAAGTATACCTACCGCGTCGAATTCATTGGGGGTACAGCTAGAGTGCAGTGTTTTGGTATACCCATACACACATACGCAGAGTTCGAGAAAGAGACAGTGTTACCTGTTGCTGACTTGCCTGACTGGATAACACGGCGTGTTGCTGTACTGTGCACCATGTCATACGAACCACCTACCGAGTTTGTTAATGAAATCGGTAGGAGGATAGACAAATATGTTTACTGGGTATTCTACGAAGGAGACGAAGATAATGGCATTGACACCGGAGAAGAAAGTTAAAGATAATGTAGTAAAACAGTTGAAACAGCTTGGAAGTCATGTATATTATTTCTTTCCGGCAACAGGTGGTTACGGACGTAGTGGCGTGCCTGACATAGTTGGATGTTTTAACGGAAAGTTCTGGGCAATAGAATGCAAGGCAGGTAAGAACACAACGACTGCATTGCAGGACAGAGAACTAAACGCCATACGTAGTGCACGAGGCGAAGCGTGGGTAGTCAATGAAGATAACGTCGATGCTATAGGTACGATGCTTAGGAAGTTGTTGTAGTAAGAGTTAGGGTTGATTTGTTCCCTACTCGATGTCCCAGTGGGCGGTGGGCATATTCAGCAAAACACCCTCAGTTAACGATCGCATATACGGTACCGAACCTTGAGTTTTGTATTTCCTACGTGATGCGTTGCCGAAGAAACCGCGCTAAGGTTAGCCGTGCGAAGCTAGCAAGTTGAACTGAATAGGTGGGGATACTTGTTAGTGGGACACGCACTAACTAAAACAAACTTAAGGAGGAAACACCGTGAACGGTGAATCGTTCTACGTGGATATAGACGGAGAGCAGTGGCAGTACATGTTGGTCACCGATCCAGAAGCTGCACTGTACTGGCAACCGTCGAGCTACAAACTAAAACTAAGCGACATCAAGATCGCAACTAAATGTTCGCCCGAAGATCGCAAGAGACTAAGGCGGGAGATACTAAAAGATATTCAGGAGGATGATAATGGACAATAGAGACAGAGTAATGGTTGAGTTAGACGCGTACCTTGATACTTTAGAAGAAGATTACGTAGACCCTGCCGAGCGTAAGCGAGAGATGGCGGAACGTGCGGCGGATGAAGCTATGTCTACGTGGTTTGAAGAATAACAGATACCAGTATCTTAGGAAAAACACATGACAACTAAACAAGATTTACTCAAACTTGTAGAAACTTTAGACGCCGCGATAGAAGAGAATACCAAAGCGTTAAAACCACCTACGCTTAAAGCCAGAATAGCGGAGTTTATATCCCATAGGACAAAAACGTTTAAGCTAACGAAAGCACAAAAGAAAGCGCAACATGCTTTATGGAAAAAAGAACTAGAAGAATTACCTAAACTGCGTGCCGCACGCAAAGCCAAAGCCGAGAAACTACGGGCTAGAAAAGAAAGAGTGCTAAAAGCTCTTAGCGTTTGGATAGACGCAGGGGATGTAATAGGGAGCTACGAATGAAAGACTACAGAGTAGAAGTAAAAGTAAAAAACAACTACTTGTTTTCGATGATGAAGTCTTACGGTTTAAGCAATGGGGCTGAATTGAGTAGAGCTAGCGGCTTAGACCAAACGTCTATAGGCAGGGTACTTAATTTAAAAGCACCGGCCCTTACTAAAACAGGAAAACCAACTGCAACTGCACAAACCCTTTGTGATTTTTTTAGTTGCAGCGTGTACGACCTTTTCCCACCACAACATATAAACGACCCCCTACAAACTAACTCCGGTTCAATAGAAGCCAACATGGCTGAATTAACCTCTAGCAACTTATTAGCAGGTGGAACTGACCCGCTACAAATACTAAGCGACGGTGATGCGACAGACCTTGTGGCGGCAGCGGTAGGAAAATTAACTAGCAGAGAGAAAACAATAGTCGATGCCCGCTTTGGATTAAACGGTGAGGGAGAAAAAAATTTAGTCCAAATAGGAAAAGAACTTAATCTATCGTCCACTAGGGTTAGGCAAATAGAACAGAAAGCCTTACGAAAACTTAGAACGTATTCAACAGCTTCTTTAGCTTACGCACACAGTGACGAGGCAGGTGAGCATAGAGAAGAAATAATAATCCAAAACGCAATGGCTATTGCTAAGGGAGCGGCAAGGGCAGACGCAAAACGAAAGCAAGAGATAAAAGAACGGATAGCTTTCAGGGAAAAAGTAAAAAAAGAAGCAGAAGAAAGTCGGAACAGAAAATTAAAAGCTCTCAAAGAAGAGCTGGGCGAGAATTTTTGAAAAATAGAAACAAGCAGAGAAGGAAAAAAGAATGCTGACACCAAGCGGGCTGAGAGACATAGCCAAGAACAAGACCCTTACAACGGAAGAGACGGGCGAAACGACTAGCGCCTTAGACAGACAGACTGGCGGCAACCACTACAAGAACATGGTAATCCAACCTGCTGAGTACGCAGAGAAGAACGGGTTGTCATTGCTCGAAGGTAATGTGGTTAAGTACATATCCAGATGGAAGTTGAAGGGAAAACCGTTAGAAGACTTAACCAAGGCGAAGCACTGCATCGACTTACTAATTGAGATACACGGGGTAGAGTGATATGGAAATTGAAGGTACTCAGTACACATGGATCAGACTCGATTTGCCCGAAGGTTTAGAAGCCGTGGAAAGCGGTGCGAAGGGTTTTAAGTTTAAGCCTCTGCAACCAAACGCAGTGGTGTTAGGCGGTATGTTGCTTGTAAAAACTAAAAAGAAGAAGGGCAAATGAAAATAACTATAGAAGTTGATGGCGAAGATGCCGAAGAACTTATCGCGTTAATACAACGTGTTACTGATGCGGTGGAGAAGCTAGAAGATATTCTTAAGGAGTTTGAAGATGAGTAACTTTACCGACCCAATGGCTGCGCTAGAAGAAGCGGAGTACTTAGCTAAAGAAGAAAAACGCACAATGTGTGTTGTCGAAGTCGAACCCAACATGATTGTCGTGGTCTCAAAAAGAGAAGCCCTTAACATGGGTAAAATAATATTGGAAACCTGTGTACCTTTTGAAGAAAACTTTAATATTTACGACTAATACGTGGAGATAGGATGAAAAATGAGAAGCTAGTTATGTCAGTTGTCGCAATGATTTTATTTGCGATTAGTATGTTTTTTATTTGGACGCATTTCGTGCCAGAGCCTGTCACTATTCCAGAAGTAGTAGAGGAACCCATACCAGATGTAGTTATTAAAGTGGACAACGTGGGATGCCACATTGCAGAAGTACCTGTAATAACTTATTACGTTGCAACAGACACCGCCCGCGTTACTATTGAATGTGATAGCGACATCCTGTTCCACTACCTACCTGCCATAATAGATGAGGTTAAGTAAATGTACGAATACAAAGCAACAATAGTTCGAGTCGTGGATGGAGATACAGTAGATGTGGATATTGATCTTGGGTTTGACGTTTGGCTTCGCAGTCAGCGTATTCGTTTATTTGGAATTGATACACCCGAATGTAGAACTAGAAATAAGGCTGAAAAGGCCCACGGAATGCTTGCCAAAAAATACGTTCAAGCGGCTCTCAAGTTGGGAGGAGTTTATGCGCTCCGAACAAGAGAGAAGGGAAAGTTTGGAAGATTTTTGGGCGAGTTCAAGACGGGAAAAGGAGCTATTACGAAACTCCTTATCAAAGAAAAATTGGCTGTCGCGTACACCGGCCAGAATAAAAAAGACATAGCGGCTGCACAAGAAGCTAACCGAATAGCCCTAATAAAAGAAGGGAAACTATAATGAGTAGAATACAAATGGCAACGTTGGTTTGGGAAGAAGAGTATGGCGAAGGTAGTGTGGAGCTAGTAGGACGATTTACTGAGGAGACTACAATTAGCCAACTAGATGCCTTGCAAGATTGGATTGATGTGCTAACTCATCTTTATAGCGAAACCCTAGAAAATTTTGAAACAAAACATTAGGAAAAGAAACTAAGTGAATATTATAACAATAGATTTTGAAACCTATTACGACAAACAGTTTTCGCTAAGTAAACTAACAACCGAGCAGTACGTACGAAGCCCAGAGTTTGAAGTGATAGGACTGAGCGTTAAAGTTAACGCAGGGGAAACAGATTGGATAAGCGGCCCGTTCAATGCAGTTAAAGAGTATTTACATGATAACTATGACTGGGAAAACTCTGCTGTTCTTGCTCATAACACTATGTTTGATGGTGCTATTCTTAGTTGGCTGTTTGATATTCACCCTAAGCTATACCTTGATACGCTGTGTATGGGCCGCGCATTACATGGTACGGAAGTCGGTGGCTCTCTTAAGTACTTGGCTGACATGTACGAGATCGGGGAAAAAGGTAACGAAGTAGGCAACGCTATAGGTAAACGCCGTCGTGACTTTACTGAAGACGAACTCGAACGTTACGGCGACTACTGCATACAAGACGTTGAGCTTACGTATCAGTTGTTTGAGATATTCCTGAAAGTATTCCCGAAGAAAGAACTAAAAGTAATCGACATGACGCTGCGTATGTTTATCGACCCCGTACTGGAGTTGGACGTAGGTAAACTTGAAGACCATTTGGATACGCTACAAGAGCAGAAAGAACACCTACTTGCAGAGTGTGGTATCGCAAAAGAAGAACTCATGTCTAATCCTAAGTTCGCTAAGGCACTTGAGGCGCTGGGCGTTGTGCCACCAATGAAAACAAGTTTGCGTACGGGTAAGGAAGCCTTTGCGTTTGCCAAGAGTGACGAGGGGTTCAAAGCCCTACAGGAGCATGACGATGCGCGAGTACAAGCCCTAGTAGCTGCAAGAATAGGTTTGAAGAGCACACTAGAAGAGACACGCACCGAGAGGTTTATCGACATTGGTATTCGGGGCACGCTGCCCGTGCCTATCCGATACTATGCCGCACACACAGGAAGGTTTGGCGGGTCTGATAAGATAAACCTACAAAACCTACCCTCACGTGGGCCAAATGCAAAGGTATTGAAAGCATGTATTTGCGCCCCTAAAGGCTACACCTTGATCGAAGCTGACTCTGCGCAGATAGAGGCTCGCGTATTAGCTTGGTTAGCAGGACAAGTTGACCTAGTTCGAGCATTCGAGAACGGCGAAGACGTGTACAAGAAGATGGCGGCTACTATCTATAATAAGAAAGAAGAAGACATAACACCCGCCGAACGCTTCATCGGCAAGACTACTATTCTAGGTGCGGGCTACGGTATGGGTGCCGCTAAGTTCCGCGACCAGTTAAAGGGTATGGGTGTCGAGGTGACTAAGATAGACGAGGAAGAATGTAAGCGCATTATACGGGTATACCGCAGTGCGAATGGAGGCATATCTCAGTTATGGCGAGACGCACAAAACGCTCTGATGGGGATGTACCAAGGTGAACGGTACGGTGTAGGTAAAGCTGGGGTGCTAAAGGTGTTACCAGAAGTTAATGGTATACGTCTGCCTTCCGGTTTGATTATGCGCTACGACGACCTGAAAGCCGAGGATGGTGAGATGGGCGTACAATTTTCGTACAAAACACGTAGGGGTAGAGTAAATATCTACGGCGGTAAGGTGATAGAAAACGTCTGCCAAGGCATTGCAAGATGTGTAATGACAGACCAGATGTTATTGATTTCAAAGCGGTATCCTATACTTCTTACTGTACATGACTCTGTGGTATGCTGTGTTCCAGATAGCGAAGTTGACGAGGCTGCGGCCTATGTTGGCGAATGTATGCGACACACACCCGATTGGGCACAGGGCCTTCCGGTGCGTGGTGACGTGGAAACTGGAAAAACTTACGGAGAATGTACTGAATGGGTAAACCCACATGGTCATTTAGCAGCATAAAGACGTTCGATCAATGCCCCAAAAAGTATTACCACACCAAGGTACTGAAGGACTACAAAGAAGACTTTAATACCGAAGCCATACTGTACGGTAACGAGTTCCACGAAGCTGCCGAGGTGTATGTCAGAGGAGATGTAGAAGAGTTAGACCCAAGGTTTGACTACGCGCTAACCGCGCTAGATAGACTTAAAAACATGAAAGGCGAGAAGCTCTGCGAGTATAAGATGGGGCTGACTGAGAACCTTGAACCCTGCGGATTCTTTGCTGATAACGTATGGTTCAGGGGTGTTTCCGACCTTACGATACTAGATAGAGAAGCCGGTGTAGCTAAGGTGTTTGACTATAAGACCGGTAAGTCTGCGAAGTATGCAGACAAGGGGCAGCTCGAACTGATGGCGTTAGCTACGTTCAAGCACTTCCCTGAGATAAAAGTAGTGAAGGGCGGCCTGCTCTTCGTGGTATGTAACGCGTTTATCAAAGAGACGTACACTATCGAGAACGAACCAGACTTATGGAAGAAGTGGCTTGGCGAGTACGGCAAGCTAGAGAAAGCATTTGAGGTAGATACTTGGAATGCTAAACCCACAGGGCTTTGCCGCGCATGGTGCGTGGTACTAGAGTGCCCACATAACGGTAAGAGGTAACGACATGCCGTACAAGAATCCGAAAGATAGACCGAAGCAGAAGAACAAGCCTGTAGGTAGTCCTGAGTTTGAAGCTCGGATGGAACGCCAACGCGCTCGACGTAAGATGGATAAAGAAGGTAAGGACGCTAACAAGAACGGCAAAGCCGACAAACGCGAAGGCAAAGACATTAGCCACAAGAAAGCTTTAAGCAAAGGTGGTAGTAACAAGGACGGCGTGACTGTAGAGAGCCGCAGTAAGAACCGCGCTCGAAACTATAAAAAGAAAAAGAAAACAACTAAAAAGTAGGTGAGATATAGTAAATGCAAATAATTGATAACAGGGGCTTGCTCTTGCGGCTTCGCAATCCTGCGAAGATTACAACAGCAATACCAACAAGCAAGGCAGTGGGGGACCACGGCGTTCTGGTTAAATGGGGTGTGGACGAGGCTCGTGTACTTAAGAACTTAAATGTAAAGGACGTACCCTCACCTATTATGGGTATGTACGATTGGCCCGGGCGGTATAAACCTTTCGAGCACCAAAAAACAACCGCTTCGTTTATGACTATGAACCGCCGGTCCTTCTGCTTTAACGAGCAGGGCACAGGTAAAACTGCTTCTGCTATCTGGGCGGCTGACTTTTTAATGACACAGAAGTTGGTGAAACGCGTACTGATTATCTGTCCTCTATCTATTATGGACTCCGCGTGGCGTACTGACTTGTTTAGTTTTGCCATGCACCGCACCGTAGATATAGCGCATGGGGTCAAGAAGAAACGCCAAGAGATAATTAACGGCGACGCCGAGTTTGTCATTATCAACTACGACGGTGTAGAGATAGTGAAGGAAGAAGTGGCGAATGGCGGGTTTGATCTTATCATTGTGGATGAGGCAACCCACTATAAGAATGCACAATCTAAGCGTTGGAAAGTACTGGCTAGTGTAATAAAACCAGAAACGTGGCTGTGGCTAATGACCGGTACGCCTGCCGCACAGTCACCAGTTGACGCATACGGGCTAGCCAAACTTGTTAATCCTAAAGGCGTGCCTAGATTCTTTGGGGCTTTCCGCGAGATGGTAATGCACAAGGTGACGCAGTTTAAGTGGGCACCTAAGCCGACCGCTACTGATACGGTGTTCAATGCGTTACAACCTGCAATACGTTTTACTAAAGAGCAATGCTTAGACCTGCCAGAGATGACTTACGTTAAGCGCGAAGTGGACCTAACGGCGCAACAGAAGAAGTACTACGAAATTCTACGTAAGCAAATGATGGCTACTGCGGACGGAGAACAAATTACTTCGGCTAATGCTGCGGTTAACATGAATAAGTTACTACAGATTTCGTGTGGCGCGGTCTATACGGATACTGGCGAGACTATAGAATTTGACGTTAAGAATCGCTACAAAGTTCTACGGGAAGTAATAGACGAATCTAGCCAGAAGATACTTATCTTTGTGCCGTTCAAGCATGTCATCAGTATTCTTAAAGAAAAGCTGACTAAAGACGGTATAACAAGTGCGGTTATAAACGGCGAAGTGTCAGCACAAAAACGTACTGCTATCTTCAAACAGTTCCAAGAAACCAACGACCCCCGAGTACTTATCATACAACCGCAAGCTGCTGCGCATGGCGTAACGCTTACTGCGGCAAACACAATCGTATGGTGGGGACCGACATCTTCCCTAGAAACTTACGCTCAAGCTAATGCGCGTGTACACAGATCAGGTCAAAAGCACCCGTGTACTGTCGTGCAACTGCAAGGATCGAAGGTAGAGAAACACATATACAAGATGCTAGACCAACGTATTAACGTGCACACAAAAATGATTGATTTATACCAAGATATACTTGAAATATAAGCTAAACTGCACTATATTAAATAAAACATAACTATAAATGGAGTATGATGCCATGACAGACGCTGTTGTGCCGGACCTTGACCGTCTCGTTTCTGTGTACGTAAAGATTCGAGATAAGAAGTTAGAGTTAGCGGCGGAATTTAAAGAGAAAGAAAAAGAGCTTGACGCCAAGTTAGACAAGCTAAAAGAAGTATTACTAGAACATTGTAAAGAAACTGGAATCGAATCTGTGAAGACCGCTTCCGGTACGTTCTGGCGCACCCAAAAGAAGCGTTTTTGGACAAGCGACTGGGAGGCAATGAGTAAGTTTATTGTAGAGAACGAAGCAGTAGACTTACTAGAGAAACGCATTAGCCAAGGTAACATGCGGCAGTTTCTTGAAGAAAACCCCGAACAACATCCGCCGGGGCTAAATGCGGATAACGAGTACACCATAACCGTACGGAGAAAAAAATGACCGAGTTAGAAAGCTACGTGCCTGTAGAGGAAGTGGCGGACTATCTTTCTGTAAAAGTGAGCACTATCCGACAGTGGGTAAACAAGGGGTTCATACCAAAAAGTACCTATATAAAAGTAGGGTACACGTACCGCTTTAACCTTCCTGCCGTGATAGAGGCGCTTAGACAAGAAGAACCTGCCCCCGATCCGACACAGATAACCGAACAACTAGAGTTAGACTTTGATGAGGATGATGATTTATGAGCGAATTAGCTTTGTTTGACAATATGCCTGCCGAATACAAAGAGCTGCTGGCCCAACTAGAGCCTGATAAAAACGCGTCAGGTGGTGGAAATAAAACTGGCACTAACCGTCTTAGTATTCGCGGTGGGGTGTTCCGTAAGGTAGTTAACGGACAGGAAGTAGGAGAGCTTGAAGCCCGAGCAATAAATATAGTTATTGTTAAAACTTCCCCTATTTCCCGTATGTACTACGCTAGCCAATACACCGCAGGTGCTAATAATCCTCCGGCTTGTTGGTCTGCCGATTCTGGTGGGGGTAAGCCTTCTGGGGATGTACCAAGCGATACGCTTCAATCTGCGGCATGTTTTGATTGCCCTCAGAACATAAAAGGTTCTGGTCAAGGCCAGTCTCGTGCGTGTAGGTATCAACAACGTGTAGCTGTAATGTTGACTGATAGCGATGGCAAATTGAAGTCTAACTCGGTGTACCAGTTGTCTCTACCTGCTACTAGTATATTTGGCGATGACAAAAAGAAGATGGGGCTACAAACTTACGCCCGTCTAATCGAAGCGCAGAGAGCACCACTTGCTTCGATAGTTACAGAGCTACGTTTTGATACTGATAGTTCTACTCCTAAGCTGTGTTTCAAACCGGTACGTGTACTTGCCGAAGACGAAATAGGTATGGCAGTAGCCGCCCAAAAGGATGAGGCTACGCTAAAACTAGTTACGCTATCTATAAAAGCAAAGCAAGAGACTAGCGTTCCACAACTAACTGATGATAAAGTTCCAAGCCCTGCTTCAGAAACCCCGGCGTTGTTTTCTGACGAGGAAGAGGAAGAGGAGCAGGTAGAAGAGCCAAAGGTTAAGGTGTCTAAGAAAAAGAAAGATGCCCCTAAACCAGATGTTGATTTGGCCTCACTGTTGGATGAGTTTGATGACTAAACCACGCGGGTGCCTCCGGGCACCCGTAACTCTCTATGACATGGATTAAATGATGACAGACACCAAACAGTTTTTAAGTACGGTGTTGAGTGATGAGGGGTATTACCACGTAGCAGGAATTGCGAAGAACAAACCTATAAAAGAAAAGTTTTACGATTCGCTAGATGCTGCTATTGAGACTGCAAACAACTTTAACGAAGAAGGGCGAGACTCTTATTTTGCGCTAGGTGTGTTCCTAGATGCTACTAAGGGCCGTACTGCGCAAAACGTGCGTGGGATAAAATCGCTGTTCCTCGATTTAGATTGTGGCGAAGGCAAACCCTACAGCACCCAACAAGATGCACTTATTGCGCTAAAGGCTTGGT